CTCTTTGTCAGACTAATTAGGTTATTCCATACTGGAATACCTTCATTAGGACATATAATTCCAAAGGAATTGTATATCGGGAGACTGGCTACCGTCCTAGAGGCAAGAGGTAAAGTTCGAATTGTCGCCATTGTAGATTACTGGTCCCAGTTAGTACTGAGACCACTACATGACTCTATATTCAAAGCTTTACGTAAAATCCCTCAAGATGGAACGTTCAATCAAGAGCGCCCACTTAAGGAACTCTTAAACCGTTGTGTCTCTGGAGAAAGAATAGCTTCTTTTGATCTGTCTGCAGCTACCGACAGACTGCCGGCAGCCTTACAGGTTCAAGTTTTGAACTTGTTTGGTGTACCAGGGGATCTTTGGATCTCTCTGTTACAACGTCCATATTACTATGTACGTAAGACGAAAGAAGGGTCGACCGTGTCGACTGCTTATGAGTACGCCGTAGGGCAACCTATGGGAGCATACTCCTCTTGGGGTATGCTAGCTCTAACACATCACATTATTGTGCAGGTCGCGGCTAACCGTGTTGGTATTACCAACTGGTTCCGGGATTATGCTGTCCTTGGTGATGATATTATCATCGCTAATGATCTTGTAGCTCAAAGCTATAAAGCTTTAATGAACGATCTCGGTGTTGAAATCAACATGACTAAAAGTCACCACGGAAACGTGGCCGAATTCGCCAAAAGATGGATACACCCCCTTCTTGGAGAGTTAACTCCAATTGGGGCGGGTAACATTTTGACTGTTGTTCGAAACATACGATTAATGCCAAACCTTATCATGGATTCATACATGAAAGGTTATCCTTTTCTCTGGAATATAGTTTCACGGGCTGTTGACGAGATTACTCATTCTGGAAAATCCAAAATGGTAGCTCTCGCTACAGCCGTGTACTGTTTAGGACCAAGCGGTATGCTCCATAATGGAACCAAGGGACCAGCCGAATGGCTAGGATCCATGGCGTCCAAATATTATGGAGGGACGGGACAATTACCCAATCTTCTTAATGCTATGCTTTATTCACGTAAAGTGGATCAAGCCGCAAAAGTTGATCGAGAAATAGCTCGAAACCGCGAAGCCAAAGAGAAATTTAACGCTCTTTGGAAACGGTATACACTCTCGGGTTGGAATCTTTCCTTCCCTTGGGTGTGCCGAATTCATCCTAATGCTAAGAAACTCAGTTGGATACTGGGTTTCACCGAGGAACTAGACGATCTTGGATCGCCTAAGAACCCACTAGCATTTTGGAGACTTCCCTGGCCTATACAGATAAATTATGAAATAATTTTCTGGACTGGGGTGCAGCGGGTAAGTCCTGGTTTCCATGCTTATTCTGTTGAGAGAGAGGAACTCGTTCCTCAACCTCCTCAGACTAGCTGGGAGCACGAGCTTAAAAGGAATGCCAATATCATCAAGTGGGCCTCTACGAGGCCAGACTCGATGGATATGCTTATTCAGACTAGTCTGGATAAGCTGGCACGGCCGTTGGATAGCAATGTCTTACCTGATAATCAGGTGGACATTGATTGGAATCGAGAGATGCTGAGTTCAGATTTTGTAAATCGAACCCTTTCGATGCACAAAATGGTGATGGAGTTAATCCATCCACCATTAGCTGTACAGGAAAGATCCCTTGCTCTGGTTATTTACCAGGA